CAGAAGCGACAGGAGTAGGCCCATGACGCTCCTTTAGCACGACCTCAGTTGATGACGAGCCACGAGAACTTGGTCGCCGCGGTGGCGCCGGCGCCACCAGCCGTCACGACGAAGCTGCCGTTGCCCGGAATGACGCGAAGCAGCGTCGTCAGCGTCGCGTCGCCAAACTCGAGGTTGACGATGACCTGGCTGTTGGCCGTCACGAGGCTGTTTGTGATGGTGCAGGCGGTAGCCGCGATGGCGAACGCATTCTTGCCGCGCATCCGATTGACGGTGCGGTCGCCTGGGGTGGCTGAGTCGTCGATGTAGTTGGTGGCCCGGAGGTTGGTCATCACCTCGAGGTCGGGAGTGCTGACGTTGGGGAACTGAGGCATGGGCACCTTTCAACACAAAGAGGCGGCGACCGGACTGGCGCGCCGCCTCGTGCACTTCAGAGAGGCTCGAGCGGCTTAGCTCGCGTCCTCTTCCCACTCGATGATGTACGTGAGGACCGTGCCGGCCCCGAGGTTGGTCGGGGTGACGTTCTGGATTTCCATGAACTCGGCGGTGCCGCGGAGGACGATGGACTGCCCGACGGGCATGCCGGCCTCAGGGAAGAGCGGCGCGAGCGGCTCAATCCACGCGGTGGCAGGGGTGACAGTGACGTTGGTGCCGACGGCGCGCGTCACGATGGGGCCCGAGGCGCCGGTACCGGTCGCCTTGAGGGTGGCGGTGTAGTGCGCGGCCACGGCGGTCGCGGTCGCGGAGCCGCTGTCCATCTTGGCGATGGTGGGGTTGACGGTGGTGCCGCCCGCGCCCAGTGCAGTGGTGCGGAGAATCTGGAAGATGCTGACGGACACGGCGGTCGAGACGCCGCCCAGCATGACGCGCTTCACGCGGACCGTCTTGGTGGCCGAGCCCTGCAGCGAGATGATGGCGACGGCCGCAGTCGCCTGGGGGGTGAAGTTGGCGGACGCGCGATACACCTGGCGGCCCGAGTCGAGCGAGACGAGCGACGCCTTGTTGCCGGCGAGGTCATCCAGCGTGGGAATGGTGGCGGCCGCGTTGTTGCCGTCACGGACGGTGATGCTGGTTGCGATGGGCATTGTGTTTCCTTGGGTGGGTGGGTGCTACGCGAACGACGTGAGGAAGTTGACCAGATTGAATCCTGAGTTCATCTGCAGTGCGCCGCCCTGGGGAATCGGGAACGGAGCCACCGTGCTCAGGACGGGCACGAAGTAGGTAGCCGACGCCGTGGTTGAGTCCGACGACAGCGAGTTGATGGTGAAGGAGAATCCCGAGTCGATGGGGTAGGCCGCGTTGTTGGGGGGCGCAGCGCCACCGGGGGCGCTGTTGGGTGAGCCGCCCGCCATGTTGGGCGCCGAGAACACGACCGAGAAGGGGTAGTTGTACGTCGAGCCCGCGGCGAGCGTCGGGTAGCCCGCGCCGACAGACACGCCGGGGGTCTGCCACGTCGGCTGACCGACGCCGGCGTTTCCGCTCATCGAGTCCCGGCTCACCCAGAGCCCGTTGAGAGTGACGGCAGTGGCGCCGGAGTTGGTGACAGACGCCACGTAAGTCACCTGCATCCCTGCAGCGACGTTGGTGGAGCCATACCCGGCAGAAATCGAAAGAGTCAGCGCCATCAGAGCACCCCGGTCATGAGGCCCAGCGCGAGGTTGTTCGGCTGAGAGAACTGCATCGGCCCGCCCTGGAAGTTGAGGGGCGGAGGCGGGTAGTACGAGAGCAGCAGCGGTGCCGTCCCGGCGATGTTGACCGAGCCATCGGAGCCATAGACGATCGCCCCAATGGCGAAGAGCGTCTGCAGGGGCTGCGAGGCCTGCGGATTGACTGGCTGGGTCGAGGGCGGCACCATCTGAAACGCGTTCCCGCTCGCTGCTGAGCCAATCGCCACCGGAAAGGGCCCGAAGGTGAGGCTACCCAGCGCAGGGACGGTCGAGTAGCCCGCGATGAGCGGCACGGTCGGCGCGTTGCCTGCGTGCACCTGCTGCCCCGACGCGGTCGAGATGGAGACTCGCGCGCCAGACACCAACACCGCTGCGGCGTTGGGGTTGTAGACCGTCAGCGTGGCCTGAGGCGCGGGCGACTGCCCCGCCACCATCGAGCCGCTCGAGAGCGTCATGTTGGCGATGAGCGCCATACTCAGGGCTCCGTAGCGTCTGCCATCGTGAAGGTGAGCAGAATCACTTCGCCGGCAGCCGGGTCGAGCGCGGTGCCAGTGGCCGACAACAGCGCGAGGCCGAGAATCGACCCGCCGGCAGCAGCCATGCTGGTGATGGTCGAGTTGAGACCAACCCCGACGATGGCCGAGAGGCCACCAGCGAGTTGTCCGTTGTGCTTCACCCCGAGACAGCGCTGGTAGTTGTCCTGAAACACCACCGTCCACAGGCCTGCGCCCGTGCGAGTGACGCTCAGGACGCCTTCGGACCCGCCCGAGTACTGTAGCGGGTACGCGGCGCCTGTCGGCACGGCGGCCGGGGTCGGCGCCGTGGTGTACGTGCGGTTGAGCGGGCCCTGCCCCAGCGTCGGGTAGACCCACTTCTGCAGGGTGACTGCGCCTGCCGCGGCGACCGACACCGCGGCATAGAGCTCCACCTTGCGCTTGATGATGGTGAAGTTGCTGTCGATGAAGGTCCGGTTCGCCACGTTACACCCCCAGGGTGACCTGCGAGTTCCAGCCGGGCGCGTTGCAGGCCAGGTTGGAGTAGCTGCCGACACGCAGCTCCATCGCATCACCGTTGCCGAGGCGCAGCATCTCGATGCCGTCCTTGTACTTGAAGATTTTCGGCACGGAGCCCAGCGAGTACAGCTTCCAGGTGTTCATCTGGAGCAGGAAGCCGGTGGCCGCCTGACAGTTGCGGTCGCTGAAGCACTCGATGGGCCCACCCGGGCCCTGAATCTTGACGCCGCGGAAGCCGATGACGCCGTCTTCGCTGGTCCAGTCCACGTACTCCCGGCGCGCGCCGAGGGCCTTGATGAGCGCCGACTCACTGCCGTAGTTGGTGATGAAGTGGCGCGGCTTGCCCTTCTCGCGGCGCACCAGCATCGAGGCGTCGATGATGGCCTCCTCGATGGGCTGACCGGCGCCCGGATAGGCGAGGCCGTAGAGGCGGGAGTCGACCGAGCGGTTGACGCCGTAGAAGTTGTCCGCCGGGCCAGGGGCCACGGCGGGCAGCCACGCGGTGTAGCCGGAGATTTTCGCGTTGCTGTCGCCCTGCACGAGCAGGAAGTCGCCGGTCGTCCACCCGGCAGGGCTGCCCGCCGCGCCGCCCATGGCCGTCGCGGAGACGGTGATGGTGCCGGCCGACACGTTGCGCGCCACGACCCAGCCAAGGGCCGCGCGAGGAGCACCGCCGTCGGTGCTCGAGGCCTGCAGCGTCTGGTTGATGCCGAACTGCACGACGTCGGCGGCATTGGTGAGGGTGATGACACCGGCCACGGGGGCCGCGTTCAGTGTGCCGATGGAGCCGGTGCCCGAGCGGAACTGCGCCGAGGCGACGCGGTTGGCCGCGCCCTGAATCGCGACGTCCACGATGAGGGTGGCGAAGTCGAGGAAGGAGCCGGTGTTGTCGCCGGACGCCTCCATGGCCTGGTTGCCGAGGGTCGCAATCCCGTAGTCGGGACGAAGCGGAACCATGAACTCAGCCAGCAGCGCGGGCGACTGGTTGCCCTGCGCGTTGGTGAAGGTGTTCGACGAGCCCTGGCTCGTCTCGTAGATGATGGGAATCGGCACGTACTTGCCGGTCGCGTCGGTCTTCTTCGGCACCATCACCAGCGCCGGGTTGTCATCGTACGCGAGGTTCTCGACCTTCTGCTCGTCGTAGAACTCCTTGAGTGCGGCATTGCCAGCGGGAAGGTCGAGGAAAGCGCCCATCGTGAAGCCTCATTGCGCCGTAGCGCGGAATGGGCCTCACCTTGAGCGTCACCCCCGATTCATCACGGCCTTACTGGCGGCGATGGCCCTGGCGCGTCTTTCAGCGTCCGAGGCGGGGGGCTTTGCGGCTGGAGTCGAGCCCGTGATGTCGTTGGTGACACTGCGTCGAGCTGCGGCTGGCTTCTGCTGGATGCCCTGCTGCTGCTTCGACGGAGTCACCGTAGACGATGCCGCGGGAGGTTGCAACTTCGCCTTGTACTTTTCGTGCTTCCCCGCTTCGGCCGCCCAGTCGAGCACGTCCGTCTCGATGAGCTCTGCGGCCTCTGCCGTCGTCAACACTTTGCCCTGGCGGTTGAACTCGGACTCGATGCGCTGCGCGATGGTGCGCGCGACGGCAGGGGCGTCGCCAAGCTTCTTGAGGATGGGGAACTCGTCGGCCTTCGCGCGGTACCACTCGGCGGACTCAGCGAAGATGCTCTTGCGCGCCTCGGTGATGTCCCGCTCGCGCGCGGCCTCCTGTGACTTGAGCGCCTCTTCGTCGCGAGCGCGGTACTTCGCGTCCATCTCGTCGCGGAGCTTCTGCATCTCCTCGGCAATCAACTGGCCGGGAGGGACGCCGTTCAGCTTTGCCTCGTTGATGACCTCGTGCCACTGCTCGCCGTAGATGCTCTTCAGGAAGGCGGGGGGATTCATCCGCGCCTGAGCCTCGCGCTTCTCGAGCACATCGAGCTTCGTCTTCATCTCGAGGCTGGCCTTGTTCGACGCCTCCCACTTGCGTCGCTCGATGATGTGCTCGCGCGTCTTCTTTTCGTGGGCCGTCTCGAGTGCCTTGTACTTCTGGCCGAGGTCTTCTGCCGGCGCAGCGGGCGGCGTGACTGGCGCAGCAACCGCAGCCGGCGCGTTGGGGTGAGCGGACGGCGTGGGAGTGACGACTGCAGCGGGTGCGACTTCGGCCATGGTGCTACCTCAGTGGACGGCGGGGGCGTTCGGGAGCAACTCGGACTGCGGTGGTGCGGTGGGTGCGGCGAGGGGCTTTGCGCCGGGCGGGGGCGCCATCATTGTGGCCCTGGCTGCCTGCATCTCGGCGGCCTTGTCGAGCATCGCGTCGATTTGCGCGTTGAAGTTGCGCAGCATGTCGAGTTTCTCCTCCTCGAGGTCGAGCGCGCGGTACTTCTGGAGGTACTCGAGGCACATTTCCTTGGCCATCTGCAGGTCATCGGTCGGCTCGGGCGGGGAGTAGTTGCCGTTGTCGATGATGTCGTCCAGAACCATCGAGAGCATGTCCTCCTGGGCGTTCGCGAGGCTCTCAGACTGCTGCAGGTCCGGAAAGTCGAGCATTCGGCGCCCCTGACGAGGCGTGACGAATCCGGCCTGAATGTACTCCTGAATCGTCGCGAGGTTTTCGCTCGGACTGCCCGTCAGCGACGACACCGGGAGGCACTTCAAGACGAATTCGTCCGTCTTGACGTCCTTGATGTCCTTCTTCCAGTCGATGACGGCGAAGGAAGTCTTCCCGGGCACACGAACGGGCTCGAGTTGGCCCGCCTTCGACATCTCGTTGGCGACGCAGATGCACAGGCCGGCCAACTCCATCGAAAACGCGTCGTACTGGCGCTGAATTGCCTTGTGTCGGTCGCTCGCCACGTCCTCGAGGGTGCGCAGGGCCTTCCCGGAGAGCTCGCCCGCGGGCTTCGTGCCGCTCGTCTGCATCTTCGAGAGGCCGGCGCGGTCCCTCATGCGCTCAATGATGCGCTCTGCGTTCGCGAAGTAGACCGGGTCGATGGGTTGCGTGGTGATGTACTCAGGCTTGTGCGTGCCGCCCCATCCAATGATGGCGCCGACCTCGTTGGAGGCGTGCTCCTTCACCACTTTCGAGCCGTGGTGCAGCAGAAGCTTGAAGCCCGAGGCCAGGCGCATCGACTTCTGAATCATCTGGAGTTCGAAGTTGAGTTCAATCTGGTCGCCCTGCAGTTGCTCGCAGAGCCCCTGGCTCCAGTACGCCATCGGCCGCTTGCACCACGGGAAGCGCGCGAGCGGGAAGAAGTCGTAGGGCCAGTCCTCTGGCTCGACGAGCATGTGATTCTCCGCGAAGAGACTGATGGCGTGCTTCCCGCCAATCATCTCGCCCTTGTCGTTCGGCTGCGCGAGGTGCCACGTCTCGCACGTCGTCACCATGTCCGAGGTGGACTGCGTGATGCCGGGCTCTGGCGCGCGGGAAGCGGCCATAATCTTCATCTTCGACTCGGGGAAGGCCAGCGCCAACGAGTTGCGGTCCACGACGCGCAGGCGCGACATGTTCTGCGGCTTGCCGTACTGCGCTTCAACTTCGTCGACCCAGAGTTCGTTGCCCCAGACGCGCTCCATCGAAACGCGCCCGCCTCGCGGGAAGACGTGAATGAAGCCGTCACCCCACACTTCCGCATCACGGAAGGCCTCGAGGCTCAAGTCGTGCGCTTTGGCCTCGTAGAAGACACCGTCGACGAATTGGTTGAGCTTCTTCGCCTTGCGCTGCTGCTTGTAGGAGCCGCCGTTGGTGATGTTGTACGGCTTCGGCTGCGCTTCCCCGATGCGCGCCTGGAGCGTGTCCACAATCTCCTGAATCGCGTTGTAGGTGATGCGCTCCCGTCCGGGGAACTGGCTCGACTGGATGCGCATGTACGCCGCACCCGACGCGCCGCCGAGCTGCAGGTTGCCGTACAGGCGCGCGTTGATGACCTGCTGGCGCATGCGCTGCGTCTGGGCCTTCTGGAGAATCTGGATGACAGAGTTGATGATGCCCGCGGCTCGAGCGCCCGAGTGGTTCCACCAGTCGCGCTCATTGCCTGCGTTCGCCGGCCGGTCATCGCGCGGCTTGTTCTCGGTGGGGCTCTTGAGGTCCCTGAAGTCGCGTTCGCCTGCCTTGCGCTTGCTCATGAATGCTCTTCTACCACCAAGCCGAGGTTACGGAGGCGCACGAGGAAGTTCTCGCCACCGTTGAGCGCCCAGATGCCGTGGTCGGGGGACAGCAACTTCGCGTCAACGAGGGCACAGACGAAGTCGATGCGCTTGAGCGTCTCCATTATGCCTCCACGAATCGAAACGCGGTCCAC